CGGTGGTTCTTTCCAACCGTTCATGATACCAAGATCAGTGTAATTCGTTTTGAACAATTCTAATTGAGTCATAATTTTCCTTTCGTGTTTAACTCTCATATATATATTATCGTCTACCGTTGTGACACGTTAGGTCAAATGGCTCCAAGTAATTTGAAAGAACCCCAAATAAATCCTAACACCCCCAACACACCAAGCGGACAAATGACCAACAGCATAACGACCCAGTTGATAACGCAATCTTTCCAAGAATCTCTTTTTCGTAACATGTTTTACCTTTCGTTGTTGTTTTCTTGTTATACCAAATTATACCATACACCTGTGACACGTTAGGTCACAATCTTAAATAAATTTCCAAGAATAGTCTTTTATTTCGCATCGCATCCAGATACCCAAAACAATATCATCGACCATGCAGGCGATGCCGGTATCGGGTGTTGCACCTACTGCAACGGTCTTTTGCCAAACGTTATTCTCTTGATCTGTTACTGTAATTCTAATCATGGTTTTCCTTTCGTGCTTAACTTCTTAACTGCCTCCCATTATAATATATATCGGCAAGTTTGTCAATAGTAATCCACAAAAAATAAAAAGAATTATGGAAATAGTTATAACTTGTTTGATAGTAACGACTTACGTCTCGCGGGGCAGGTTTTGTCGTCCTAAGTCGTTACCACGTATAGGGTTAGGGGGTAAGGCACCGGGGGTAAGGTAGTTTTATCTTCGGGCCTGATTACTGCTGTTTGGTCTGAAAAGTGCTTGGTGGTTCACTCGCAACTCGGCGCTCTACTCTGTGTGTCTTACCTAAACTTCCCCTATAAATATGTATGTATGTATTGTAGATCGCCCCTACCAGATCCGTATAGCTACACCAAGACCATTTATACCTATGAAGAACATACGTACTTGGTTATGTTAGAAAGCAGTTGAGACTTCAATACTTAGATTCTTTCAATACTTAATTGCGCCCTTGCGCCTTCATAGGACTAGGTTGTGATGGTGACACATTGCCTAGATTTATTTTTGCTCAACCTTGGAGTGCTTGTCCACTCGCCCGTAACTTTCTGATCCCAAATGACTAAGATGTACAACTTCAGCCAATTCTCATTTTATACCAATATTTATGGAATTTAGACACTTTATAACCATTGCCTGCTGATATTATAGCTAATTTTACAAGATTCGCCAATTTGTATTTGGACATTTGCCCCTTTCGGTGTATTATATATAGAAGTAAACTTTTGTAACGGAGGTAGAAATGAACAAAGAAAAAAAAGATGTCGTAAAATGTGACGCTGATCTGAACTGTAAAGCAACAGCGTCCCTAAATAAAGAAATTCAAGAAGAACTAACTGCTGAAGATAAGTCTCTAGAGGAAATTTTAGAAAATGAAGATAAAGAATAAAATAAAACTAGACTCTTACGCAATAAATCTGGGATGCGCCCTAGAAAATTCTAAAGATATACAGTTAGTTGAGAACGGTGACGAAAATTTACGCAAAGCAAACAGTTGGATTAGGTCCATATCCCATGGATTCAATCACATTGTTGACTTTGACAACCAATCTGTCTTCTTTTACAAGATAGAACAGTTCTCTTCTGGCCAAAATAGCTCTAGAATTGTCGAAGTTGCTGAAAAAGGTGTTGGGTTACTCAAAAAAATTGGTGACACTGCCTATCTAGAAAGAAAAAAATCTATTTATAGATCTTTTGACGATGCAGACTTTACAAAACAGCCCTCTGACACCCCTATTGCGTTTAATCCTGACAAAATTCTCATTATAACTACATATATTCCTGACTCAACTATGGATTTTTATGTTTTTGAGGATGTAGTCATGTGCTCTAGCGATGAATTTACACCATCGCCCGTATACATGGAAGAAAATTCTGTTTTAGGAAAAGAAGAAGACAATATCAAACCCCTGTCCGGTATAGCATTAGCAAATATAATGGGAGAAGAAGGACTTACAAGCTTACTTAATTCTACAAAGTTGCCCCTATTAACACAATCAAATAGATTTGAACTAAAAGGACAAGACTCGGTAGTAATTTCCAACTCTATTATGTTAAAATCCACTAGATCGCGCCCTAGAGATCCCCTACCCGGACAAATTATTTTTAATTCGAGAAAAAAACGCTTCGAAGGATACGATGGTAAGTCTTGGAAGACTTTGAAATGGGAGTAATACGTGGAAATACCAAAAGGAATGACAGAACAACAGGTTGTAGACCAAATTACAAAGGTTTGTAATAGAATATCACCTAGATATACATTTTATGGTTATACAGTTGATGACATAAAACAGGAAGCATTTATTATATGTATGGAAGCCCTCAGTAGATATGATGGAATTCGCCCTCTTGAGAACTTTCTCAGTGTAAATTTATCCAATAGGCTAAAAAACTTCGTTAGAGACAACCATTTTAGTTCAGAAGACAATGAGGATCGTATAAAAATATCTCAACCTGCTCAGTTAGACTATGAAAACAACATAATAGATGAAGAAGAAAAATATTCGATTACTTATGACTCTATACAAAAGAAAGATATATCCCATTTAATAGATAAACACATATCCTCTAATATGAGAATGGATTATTTAAAGATAATTAATGATGTTTATGTGAGCAAGCAGCGCAAGAGGGAAATATTAGATGCGATAAATGAAATTTTAGAAGAAAACGGCTATGGAGAAGTAGATGAAAAAAGGTAGAATCGGAAAAACTGAAGAAAAGTTTATCAAGGATAACTTAGAAATCGGTTATGTGGAAATCGCAACCGAACTGGACCGAGATCCAGACAGTATTCTCGGTTTTATAAAGAAAAAAATAGCCAAGGGGGAATTTTCAGAGCCATCTTGGATCGAAAATACTGATAAAGAAGAACAAGCACACTACGATCTTACTTTTAGACCATACTTTAATGAACTCAAACAGCAATTCACAGATGAAGAGCTGAAACTTTTCAGATACCATTGGGCCAAAATCATTTCCCAATTCAAAGACGACGTAATTCCAACTGAAGAGCTACAAGTTGTTGACTTGATTAAGCTGGAACTGTTGATGAATCGATCTTTAAAGGGCAACAAAGACAATATAGATCAGATATCCGTTTTAGAGGCTCTGATCGCCGCTGAGAGGGCAAGAGATCCAGACCAGCAGGACAGAGAGCAGATTTTTAATATGGAGCGTCAGATGTCCGCTCTGAAGGCTTCGCAGGAATCTCTCAATAAAGATTATCGTGAGTTGCAAACAAAAAAGAATTCTATGCTAAAAGATATGAAGGCAACGAGAGAGCAGCGCGTAAAAAGATTAGAAGATAGTAAACAGAACTTTACAAGCTGGTTGGCTTATTTAGTTTCAAACCCAGAAGTCGCTATGTCTTATGGTGTCGAAATGGAGAAAATGAGACTAGCGATGTATAAAGAAAAAGACAGGCTTTGTGGTTTTCATACATATCAAGATCAGACAGTGGATCAGCCATTTTTAACACCGGATACGGTTCAGGATTAAATCAAGAAAAAAAAGAAGGGACTAAAATGAAGAAAGCTATTATTTTTGGAGTTACGGGTCAAGATGGGAGCCATTTAGCAGACCTGTTGCTTTCAAAAGATTATCAGGTTCTAGGAGTGACAAGAAGATGCAGCATCGTAAACACACATAGACTGACACATATACTCGATAGAACAAGATTTAAATGTATTCAGGGCGATATAACAGATGCGTTTAGTGTTATGAATATACTAAAAGAACACGCAGATGTAGATGAAGTCTACAATCTAGCAGCACAATCTCATGTGGCGGTATCTTTTAAGCAGCCAGCACTTACTTGGGATATTACAGGTAAGGGATGTTTGAATATTTTACAATCGATGGTAGATCTTGACATGAAAGCCAGATTCTATCAAGCCAGTAGCAGTGAGATGTTTGGTAAGAATTTTGATACCAAAGTTGATTTGGATAAAAAAATGGGTGATATGGAGAAATACCAAGACGAGGAAACCAAGTTTATGCCACAAAGCCCATATGCTATAGCTAAATGTGCCGCGCATCATATGACTAGATTATTTAGAGAGGGGTATAATTTACACGCGAGCGCCGGAATATTGTTCAATCACGAAGGACCAAGAAGAGGTGAAACATTTGTGACAAGAAAAATAACAAAGTGGGTAGGAGAATATTATAAATTCTCAAGACAAGGTGTTGCATATACAAAAGGTATCCACGACATGAAACCAAATCTTAGACTCGAATTAGATCCCGATTACATATACAGAGTAGCACATGATGAAATTTTAAGGTTTCCAAAACTACGTCTAGGTAACTTAGAAGCATTTAGAGATTGGGGGTATGCTGGAGATTACGTGGAAGCAATGTGGATGATGCTGCAACAGGAAAGTCCACAGGACTATGTTATCTGCACTGGCGAGACTCATACTATTCGTGAGTTCCTAGACGTAGCCTTTAAACATATTGGTATAGCAGATTGGTCTAATTTAGTAGTTCAAGATCCAGAATTTTATAGACCAGCCGAGGTAGATTATTTACGAGGATCTAATGAAAAAGCCAGAAAACAATTAAACTGGGAACCTAAACATTCCTTCGAAGATTTAGTTAAAATGATGGTTGATCACGACATGAAATGAAAATATATAAAATAGAAATGGATTTATCCTTAGTCTTACACAGGCTAAAACAATTTAGATTATACGAGTACCAATCTCTGTACCCAATAATTTTTGTTGAATCTTTTGACCCAGATGGAGCTTGTCATAAAGCGTTTTATACTTTAGCATCAATAATATTAAAGCAAGATAGTTCTAATGAGACTTCTGAGTTAATAAAAGATGTTATGTTCGATATCAGTATTAGAAAAGTAGAAGTCCCCGGAGTTCCTGAATGAGAAGAGATTATAACGACAAGGTTTACGCAGATTGGAGGCGTAAAGTATATAAAAGAGATAAGTTTACATGCCAAATGCCGGGATGTAAGCGTAAAACATACTTACAAGCTCATCATATACAAAAATGGGCTGATGCCTCTGCATTGAGATTTGAAGTTGATAATGGCATAACATTATGTTTTGCGTGCCACAAAGAAGTAACTGGCGCAGAACATCAATACGCATCATTATTTATGGAGATAGTTAGAAAGAACAATGGCTAAATCAAAACCTTTCACAATAATAAAGGATACTAGAGAGCAAGAGGGGTATACTTTTGAATCTAGTAATTCTAGATATCATACATGCAAAGGTATGATCGTTAAAAAATTAGATACTGGCGATTATAGCATAGAGGGTTTAGAGGATAAGTTATGTATAGAAAGGAAAGCTAGTGTCGTTGAGTTTGCTAATAACGTAGGGCATGATCAGGTCAGATTTTTAAAAGAAATAGATAGGATGCAGGAGTTTCCTTACAGATTCCTAATCCTAGAGTTTTCTTTATCTGATTTAATGAATTATCCAAACGGAACTAACATACCAGAAGAAGACTGGGGAAAATTAAAAGTGTCAAACAAGTTCATGCTAAAGATGATTATGGAGTTTCAACTTTATAAAGATATACATGTTCTTTTTTGTGATTCTAAGAAAAATGCTAAATGGGCAACTTTAAGTATTATAAAAAGAGTTAACGAAATTTATTCTATGGAGTAAAAATGACACTCAGTATAGACACTATATCAGATATTCATTTACACGGATTGGATGTTAAGAATAGGGAATTATACTTACATAGCTACGTGGCCAACTCCGAAGAAGACCCCGGCGTTGATTACAAAATGGCTAATAGTTTTTATAAGAATATAAGACTACTAGACACAATTTCTCAAGACCCTATTGTGATTCACATGCAAAGCGTGGGAGGTGATTGGAACGCTGGAATGGCTATTTATGACGCGATGTGTGTAACTCAGTCATACATTACGGTTATAGTGTATGGTCAAGCGGAATCAATGAGTAGTATTATATTACAAGGGGCGGACAAGAGAGTGATGATGCCCAATTCTTATTTTATGTGTCACTTCGGGTCTACAGGCTTATCTGGAAATCATCTAGATGTGCAGAAGGCTGCCGTGTTTGAAAAAAGAATAGCAGACACAATGATGGAAATATACACAGACGCTTGTGTAAAAGGTAAATATTTTAAAGAACAATACACAGAAGTCTCTCACGAGAAAGTTAAAAATTATTTAAAAAGGAAATTCAAGGACGGTGATTGGTACTTAGACGCACACGAAGCTGTTCATTATGGCTTTGCAGATTGCGTTCTAGACACTAGGAGTTATCGCAATATCAATAGTCTTAAGTAGGAGTTAATATGCCCGACCTAGAAATCCTTGTAGATTTTTCGACATGGTTAGTATTTTGGTATTTTGTTATGGCGTTTGCTGAATACCTAATACATAAACATACAATGCACAAAAGAAAGCGCTGGCTACCTTACTGGGTTTTTAAACATCATGCTATAGATCATCATAAAGATGGTAGGCATGACTTAAATATAGATCTTCCAATTTGGATGCACTTATCAATTGGTAGTCCTTTAATTGCAGCCTCTTACCTTATAGGCGGATGGGTCTGCACAATTCCTTTATTGATCACGTTCTTTTATCACTCTTATATTTGGACGCATATGCATAGAGCAATTCACGATTTAGAAGATCATTGGATAACTAAAACAAATTATTATAAAAGAGCAAAGAAACATCACCTAGATCATCACAAAAGACCTGCTACAAATTTTGGAGTGGTTTTTCTGTGGACGGACTACATATTTGGAACAAAATTAAATGAGTCAATTAAAAAACATCGATGAAGCTTGGCTGAATCTGGAAAGAAGCGAATCAGAACTTTTAAACCCTTTTAATCTGATAGACTTCTCTAAAGATGATTATCATTACAAAACTATATGGCTTATGACTAGGCCAGAATACTTTTCATTTTTATGTAAACATATATTTAATATAAACATCCTACCTTCTCAAGCTCTTTTTCTACATGAAATGTGGCACCGAAAGTTTCCCATGCTTATAGCTAGTCGTGGTTTTGGTAAGTCTTTCATGTTATCTTTATATTCGATGATTAGAGCTTTATTATTACCAGAACGTAAAGTTGTTGTTGTAGGCGCGGCCTTTCGTCAATCTAAGGTTTTGTTTGAATATATGGAAACAATCTGGAATAATGCACCTATCTTAAGAAGTATGTGTGATACGAGCAGTGGACCTCGCCGCGATGTTGATCGCTGCGTTATGCGTATTAATAAGTCTCGTGTTACTTGCTTGCCTCTCGGTGATGGGCAAAAAATTAGAGGTCAACGCGCTAATGATATTATTAGTGATGAATTTGCATCGATACCTAGAGATATCTTTGAAACAGTCGTTGCCGGTTTTGCCGCTGTCAGTTCAGATCCTATTGAAAACGTTAAAAAAATTGCTGCCAAGAAAAAAGCCTTAGAGCTTGGCATAGAACTTGAAGTAGAAAGTAGTGACATTATAGAGAAGAAAGATAACCAAATCATACTCAGCGGTACTGCATATTATGATTTTAATCATTTCGCTGAATATTGGAAAAAATGGAAATCTATAATACAAAGTCAAGGCAGGAAAAGTAGATTGAGAGAAATATTTGGAGAAGACCCGCCTAAAGATTTTAACTGGCGAGACTACTCTATAATCAGAATTCCATACGAGCTTTTGCCAGAGGGCTTTATGGACGCCTCACAGGTCGCTAGATCGAAGGCAACGGTACATGAGGGTATTTATCAAATGGAGTTCGGAGCGTGCTTTACACGCGATTCTCAGGGCTTTTTCAAGCGTACTTTAATTGAGTCTTGTGTTTGTGTAGATCCAGACAATCCTTCTAAAACAGGTTCTATTGTTAAAGATTCAAAGGGTGAGGATATATACTTCCCAGCTGTGCTTAGAGGAAATTTAGATAAAAAGTATGTTTTTGGTGTTGACCCCGCTTCCGAAGTGGATAATTTTAGTATTGTAGTTTTGGAGCTTTGCGGGGATCATAGACGTATTGTACATTGCTGGACTACCAATCGAGAGCAACATAAAGAAAAGGTGAAAAGTGGGTTTTCCAAAGAATCTGACTTTTATGCGTATTGCGCTAGAAAAATTAGAGATCTTATGAGAATATTTCCGTGTGTTCACATAGCTATGGACGCTCAGGGTGGGGGTATAGCTGTTTCAGAGTCCTTACATGATCAAGATAAGTTACAGGAAAGTGAGTTACCCATCTGGCCAATTATAGATGACGATAAGCCAAAAGATACAGATGATAATCGCGGTCTGCACATACTAGAGATGTGCCAGTTTTCTAAGTACGAATGGCTGGCAGAGGCAAACCACAGCATGAGAAAGGACTTCGAGGATAAGGTTTTGCTTTTTCCATATTTTGATGTGGCCTCTATAGGCTTGGCAAATATGGAGGATGAATTAAAGGGTAGAAGTTACGACACTTTAGAGCAATGCGTCATGGAAATTGAAGATCTGAAAGATGAGTTAGCTATGATTAAAATGACTCAAACAAGTTCTGGCAGAGACAGGTGGGATACCCCAGAAACAGTGATTGGTACGGGGAAAAAGGGTAAGCTCAGAAAAGACCGATATTCTTCTCTCCTGATGGCTAATATGGCCGCGAGGATAATTTCCAAAACGCCGTCTAAGGAAATTTATAATTTTTATGGAGGTTTTGCCACTATTGAAAAAGATCTAAATAAAAAGGGTGACGACTACTCTGGACCAAATTGGTTTACTGATGGCATGAAAGACGTATATTGATATTTTTTGTGTATAATCATATAACATTCCAAATACATTCACATTAGATAAATAGGAATCAAAATGTCAGAAGAAAACAACAATAATCTCATAACTTGGAACGATTCAGACGCAGTAGGTAAGGCTAGAGCTTTTGATCAACATTCTGAATCTCTAGATGCTTATGAAGGGGTCTCCAAAGCCTATCATAGAGATTTTCTAGACCTAGAAGCAAATAGATCGGTAAGAACCGGTTTTACAAGTAAAGATTATTATGCTTTCAGGCCAGATGAGCAAATCCCAAGGAAACAAAAGCGCGCGATTAAGATGTGTATGGATGCATACGACAAAGTAGGCATAGTCAGGAATGTTATTGATTTAATGGGTGATTTTGGCAGTCAAGGTATAAATATTGTTCACGAAAACAAGAGCGCAGAGAAATTTTTTCAACAGTGGTGGAAGAAGTGTGGAGGCAAGGAAAGGTCTGAGAGATTTTTGAACAATCTGTACAAGACTGGACAAGTGTTTGTATACACTAGCTACGCTCAGATTACACCGCAAATTACTCAGTACATGAAGTCTTTAGGCAATGATATAACCTTAGAAGCGCCAGAGATAGAGTCTTCAGTTATACCTTGGAGGTACAATTTCTTAAATCCACTAAGTGTTGACATGAAAGACGGAGAAGTCAATCTTTTTATAGGAAGAAAGAACTTTGAATTAAATGCTGGCTCCTTTTTTGATAACTTTAAAAATGGTGCTATTCCCACAAAAGTTTTGGAAACCTTGCCGCCAGATGTCAAGCAAAAGATTAAAAATGGTGACAGAAAGATCCCCTTAGACGAAGATAAGCTCAATGTATTTTACTACAAAAAGGATGATTGGCAGCAGTGGGCGCATCCATTGGTTTATGCTATATTAGATGATATAGTCATGCTGGAAAAAATGAGGCTAGCGGATTTATCTGCTCTAGATGGCGCTATATCAAATATTCGTTTATGGACCCTTGGTAGTTTAGATCACAAGATCCTCCCCAATAAAGCTGCAATCAACAAGCTTAGAAATATCTTGGCTAGTAATGTTGGCGGCGGTACTATGGAGCTGGTTTGGGGGCCAGAATTAACGTATACAGAATCAAACAGTCAAGTATACAAGTTCTTAGGTTCTGAAAAATACTCATCGGTACTTAACAGTATTTATGCTGGATTGGGCGTTCCCCCAACACTGACTGGTATGGCAACTAATGGTGGAGGATTTACGAATAACTTCATATCCTTAAAAACTTTGGTTGAGAGATTGCAGTATGGTAGAGATCAGCTAACTAAATTCTGGGAAAAAGAGATAGAATACATCAGAAAAGCAATGGGTTTTAGAAAACCTGCTCATATCGTTTTTGATCAAATGAGCCTGTCCGATGAGTCTGCTGAGAAAAATCTACTCATTCAATTAGCTGACAGAGATATTATTAGTCATGAAACAATCCTAGAAAGATTTAAGGAAATTCCGACTGTAGAGAAAATGAGACTGAAGAGAGAGGGTAAAGATCGTGACGCTGAAAAAATACCTCCTAAAGCTAGTCCTTTTCACAATGCTAATCATGGAAGAGATATGGAAAAAATGGAAAAACAAGCAGAAATTAACGATAATAAACAAAATCCTAAAAACGAGCCTGAACAAATCAAGGAAACAAAAGATAATGGCAGGCCCATGTTTCAGCGAGACACTGAGCCCAGAAAGCAGAGGGTAGAAACCCCTAGATCTATTCCCGGTTTAGCTGATTTGATAGTTTGGTCTACAGACGCTTTCGAAAATGTTTCTGAAGTTTTGAATAAAGCGTTTCTTGGTTATAATAATAAAAAGAACCTTAGACAGCTAACAAAGGCAGAAATATGTAATTTAGAAAATCTAAAACTACAAGTCCTCACTAATCTAAAAGTTATGGACAGAGTAGACGACGCAGCTATTCTTGACGCTGTGTCATCTCAGAAAAAAATCCCTAAAACCTTTGAAAATAAGCTTAAAAATCAAAAAATCTCTGCCTCAGAGATGCCAATAAACACTTACAAAAAGAGTGTTGTAGGGGCGTTTGTTGAATTTTATCTAGCTCAATTTTAGGCTTTTTTTACTTTTTTTTATTTTTTGTGTATAATTCTCTGAGGTATAAAAATGATAAATATATATCAAAAAGAAGTCGATGATGGTATTGGTGATCTTGTTAAGAGCACCGCTAGTGTCGCGTACTGTTCTGAAGCAACTTTAGGTGATGCCCTTTTTACTATAGAAGCAGCTAAGGACATCATTTCTGATAAAGAAATACTTAGCAAAGTTGTTGCAGAAAATCAAGATCAAATAGACCTCCATTACATTGAATCTGTTTTAGTTTCTACTGGCTGGAATAAAAATGACGACGTGTTCAGGCCAGAGCAGACATGGGCTGCCAGAAATACGCCAGAAGACAAACAGTTCAATTTTATGCACGACGAGAATGATATAATTGGCCATATAACAGGCAGTTATGTTCTTACGAAAGATGGAAAAGCTATTGCAGATGATGATAGCGACAGGCCGGATGAGTTTGATATTATAACTCAAGCTGTTCTTTATAATAGCTGGACGGAGCCTGAAAATATGCAAAGAATGGAAAAAATCATCTCGGAGATCAAGGATGGTAAATGGTATGTTTCGATGGAGTGCTTATTTGCTGGATTCGATTATGCCTTAACTGGAGAAGATGGAAGCGCGAAAATTTTAGCTAGAAATGAAGAGTCTGCATTTTTGACTAAGCACTTGCGCGCATACGGCGGAGATGGTGTATATCAGGGATATAAACTCGGACGTGCTCTTTCTAACATTTCTTTTTCGGGTAAAGGTTTAGTAGCTAAACCTGCAAACCCTAGAAGTGTTATTTTAAATAGTAAAAGTACAGCACAATTTAATGTAACAGAATCTAATTCTCAACTTACGATAGGAGATTTTAACATGTCAGATACATCACTGTTAGAAAAACAGTTGGAAGATGTGCAGTCTCAGCTTCAAGCAGCGCAAGCTGAAAATGAAGCTATTAAGGCCAAAATTGAAGAAGCAAAAGATAAAGAGTTTGCTTCTCAGGTAGAGGCTTATGAAGCAAAAGCTGATGAAAGCAAGGCTACGATTGATGAACTTAATGAAACCATTAAGTCTACTCAAGCTCGCGTTGCCGAATTGGAAGATTCTTTGACCACTTCTCAGAATGAGCTTGCAGAAGCTATGAAAGAAATGGACGAGATGAAGAAGAAAGAAGCCATGATGAAGCGTAAGGCTTCTCTGGTTGAAGCTGGATTCGAAGAAGAAGAGATTGAAGAATCTCTGTCTAACTTTGATGGTCTTGGCGATGAAGCTTTCGAAGCTGTAGTTGCTTTGATGAAGAAAAAAGGCTTCATGAAAAAAGAAGAAGAAGAAAAGGAAGTTAAGGCCGAAGAAACTGAAGCTGAAGAAGTTAAAGAAGAAGCAGCTGAAGCGGAAATTAACCAAGAAGCTTTTGAAGAAGTAGAGTCTTCGGAAGCTACTATGATCGACTCCAATGAACACGATGAAGTCGAGACTACAAGAGCTAGTGTTGCTAATTGGCTCGAAAATTATGTACTTTCTAACAAATAATTTTTAAGAGAGGAGATCTTAACATGGCTCTTAAAGCAGATAGATACGAAGAATCAACAGATGTCAGTTACTTTTACAATGCTGGTACTGCTACTCGCGGTGGCGTTGTATGCTTGGACGATCTATATTTAGCTTCTGGTGCAGCTTTGGACCAAGGCGAAAACTTAGTTTCTTACCAGCAGGTGACGGCAGCTAACAATGTTCAACCAGTTGGTATTTTGTTGAACGATGTTGTTAATAAAGACTTGACCAGAACCCATCTGAACCAACATAAAGATGAAGTTCAAAAAGGTGGCAAGGTTACTGTCATGACTCGTGGATGGGTTGTTACTAGCAATGTAACTGGAACTCCAACCGCTGGGGCTTTGGCTTATGCTGATAGTGCTACTGAAGGGAATATTACGGCTGCTGCTGTAGATCCTGCTGTTTCTGGTAGCGCGGTTGTTGGTCGTTGGATGTCTCGGAAGGACGCTGACGGTTATGCAAAACTGTACGTCAATCTTCCTAACTTCCAGTAAACTTTAAACATAAAGGAGAATCCATAATGTCATATACAGAAAGACCTAGCGATGAATTTATCGCATTACTGAAGAAATCTGGTGACAATGATCAAAATGTCGCCTATGCTGCCCAACGGGAGTTTGCAAAAGCTCTCGAACTTCCCTTGCGAAAGGGTGTCCTAGTAGGAAATATCCTTGGTGATATTTTTGAAACTATTAATGTCGAGCCGGGAGCTTCTACGGAATATCCTCTCGATCTTATTTCTCCCGGTCTTGAAGGTGAGCATGTAGCTTACACCAATCCGGGTCATGGTCGTATTCCTGAAAGAGCGGTTGAAGGCGACTATGTTTCTATTCCAACTTATAGCATCACCTCTAGCATTGATTATTTGCTGAGATACGCTCGTGAAGCACGTTGGGATATCGTGGGTCGTGCCATGCAAGTCTTGGAAGCTGGTTTTACCAAGAAGATGAATGATGATGGATGGCACACCATCTTAGCCGCAGGCGTTGACCGCAACATTTTGGTATATGACGGTGACGCAACTGCTGGTATGTTCAGCAAGCGCCTTGTTTCCTTAATGCAGACTGTTATGCGCAGAAATGCTGGCGGTAACACTGGTTCTGCCAACAGAGGACGCTTGACTGACCTCTATGTCTCTCCAGAGGCTTTAGAGGACGTTCGTAACTGGGGTCTTGACCAAATCGACGAAGTAACTCGTCGAGAGATCTACACTGCTGCTGAAGGCGGTGCTCCAATCACCAGAATCTTTGGTGTTAATCTTCATGATCTGGATGAGCTTGGAGAAGGTCAGGAATACCAATCCTTCTTTACGACCGGTTTAAGCGGTTCTGTTCAGGCTTCTGACCTCGAATTAGTTGTTGGTTTGGATCAAAATGCAAACGATTCGTTTGTTATGCCAATGAAGCAACAAGTTCAGGTATTTGAAGATCCTACTCTCCATAGACAGCAAAGAGCTGGCTACTATGGATTTGCAGAACTTGGATTTGGTGTTCTGGACAATAGAAGAGTTATTTTAGGCTCATTCTAACTTCCGCATCATTTCGCTTTCCAAGAGTCATTCTCATTATATTGGGAATGGCTCTTTTTTTGTGTATAATAGAATATAAATAACACTCAATCAAGGACAAATTAGGAGGTTTTTATCTCATGGCCGCTTTATCAGATTATCTAGAATCAGGTCTTCTTAATCACGTTTTTCGAGACCATTCTTTCTCAAAGCCTACAAATATTGCTATAGCCTTGTGTAGTGGTGTGCCTAGAGACTCAGATACAGGCATCTCAACCTACCAAGACTCAACAGTAGGATCTTTGTGGGAACTCCCTTCTGGAGATGAAAATGGTAACGATACAGGTTACAGAAGGCTTAATCTAGGGAATCCCACCACATTAGGCAACACTTACTGGTCATTCACAGACGAAGACCATGCCGCTGGTAGCGGGATAATCAAAAACGCTTCTTCTTTCATGTTTGATACAGGGGAAGGTAGCGCAGCTCTTGTAGACTGGGGCTGGGTATCAGGTATTGCAATAGTTGATTCTGGAGAATATGGCACGGGCAACTTACTCATGCACGCCGCCTTAACCAACCCTAGAGTTATATATCAAGGAGATACTGTAAAATTTGACACAAGTACATTACAAATAACGTTTAAATAAATTTACTAGCAGGATAAGTCATGATACTAACAAAGTCTGAGTATCTTTCTAAAATAAATATTTTATTAAAAGATAATTCTACTCAACAAATATCTCCCTTAGATGTCAGGACTAGCCTATCCGATCTAGTAGATTCAGTCCATCTTTTTATGGATGGAAGCGAAATAGTTAGTTCTAATTTCGCTACCCCCGATACTAGAACGACTAGGGCTGGGGAGTTAGCCCTTGGCAAACTCCAATATGCTGGTAGATCTAGTGAGGATAACTCTGCTTTTGGCTATTATGCCTTGGGCGCTAATTATAACGGTGATTGCAATACAGCTCTTGGATCTCATTCAATGGGCTGTAATATGTATGGAGCTTACAATACAGCTGTAGGCTATACATCCGTTTCTAATAACACAATAGGTTCTGGTAATCTAGGTGTAGGCGCATTTTCTGTTCAAAATAATAGAACTGGCCATTTTAATATAGGTATAGGTCATGGAGCAGGAGCTTACATGGCTAGTGGAGATAGCTATAAGTTTTACTTAGGCGTTAATCCTCACATAGATTCTGGAAACTGTGTAGACTTATCAGTTTCTGGATCTCCACCTTTAATGTATGGCGATCTACAAAATGGCAAATTAGCTATAGGTATAGAAGCTCTACATAACTATGGTGCTCTTCAAGTTTCTGGTGACGCTACACCATCACATGATGAACAATTTAATCTCGGAAACGAGACAGTAGCTTGGAGATCCCTTAATGAACAGATATGGTTCTCAGGAACTAAAATAGGGATAGGCACTTCATCGCCCTCTGGCGACTATGGATATATCACAATTAATGGGGATGTAGTCCCTGCTTCAAGTGGTAATTTTAAGCTGGGCCACCCCAACCTGACTTGGGATGGTTATTTTAATGATGTTGTAATCAGTGGTCAGCTTCACGCGAATGATGTAAACTATAACAATATTAATGAATGTCTATATGACTGCAAAACCCTCCACTTAGCTACTAGCGGTCTTTGCGATGCCGATGGTGATGGTCATCCTCACAATGACGGCGTTTGCGGTTATTTGACTGATGAAAGTCTAGATGGAGCTGGATTTATAACCCACTCTAGCGGTAATGATTACCAAAGAAATTACCATTTCTTATACAGGTTCCCAGATTCAGATATAGAGTGCCTAGAGTATACAGATGCAGTATTTAATAATCACTATGCCAGATCTAGGTGGGAATCTAATATTAGTATAGAGGTAGAGTCTGGATGTCATTTTCAGGGCAATAGACTTCTTGGTAATGATAGCCTATCCATGGTTACTCAAAGCGGTTGTCATGGTATCCTCTTAAGACCTTATCACAGGTTTGGCGGGACTTCTGGTGACAGACTTTATGTTTCTACTGAACGTCAAGCAGATTTTAGTTGGCCTACTGCTCAAGACGTTAACTTTATTTCTAGATCAGGAACCCATACTAATTATGCTGACGGACCTATTAGCGGTATCGATTACACTGTTATGTATGGAACAGTTGATTCTGGTGTAAAAATTGCTCATGAATTTTCTAGCAGGATAAAAACAACCGCTGCGAAGCGCGGATTTAGTATCGTTTACCACGACGAACTTGATGCATAACAAGAGGATAAATAATGAAAGATAGATTATCAATACATATAGATAACGGACAAACTGATGTCTCTGGAGTTCTTGAGGCAATAACTATACTGCGGAATGGCGGAACGCCATCTCAATCTGGTCTTGTTGGTATTACAAACAGAGGTCATGCTGCTTCAGGCAATGGCGATGCTATTCAACCTTTTATGCCTCAGACCATCTTTAACATCCAGTCGTCTGGCCAATCAGATGTCAGGTTCTCTACACTGCCCTCAGTTGGCGGGATGCATCAACCGAAAAGCAAAAGCACAATCCAGCTG